GGTAAGGCCATTGTTCTATCAACTCCAAATGGTGTTGGTAATTGGTTTCATAAAGTTTGGTTAAAGGGTGAAGCTGGTGATACTTGGAATCCAATTAAACTTTATTGGACGGTTCATCCTGAAAGAAATCAATTATGGAGAGATGACCAAACAAAATTATTGGGTGAAAAGAAAGCGGCTCAAGAATGTGACTGTGATTTCATATCATCAGGTTACACGGTAGTAGATTCATCAATTTTAACTTGGTATACCGAAACTTATGTTAAAGACCCAATTGAAAAAAGAGGATTTGATGGAAACTATTGGTTATGGGAGTATCCAAACTATTCTCGTGATTATGTAGTGGTAGCTGACGTTGCTCGTGGGGATGGGCAGGATTATTCTGCGTTTCATGTCATTGATATAGAAACAGTTGAACAGGTTGCAGAATATAAAGGTAAAATTGAAACAAAACAATTTGGAGCCATGCTTACCTCAATCGCAGCGGAATGGAACAATGCCATGTTAGTGATAGAAAACGCAAACATTGGTTGGGCTGTTATTCAAGAAGTTATAGATAGAAATTACCAACATCTTTATTATTCATATCGTGAGGTTGGTTATGTTGATGATGATATTCATTTACGAAAAGGGTGGGATTTAAAGAAAAAAGAGGACATGGTTCCTGGCTTTACAATGTCATCAAGAACACGACCTTTGGTTATTTCTAAACTTGATACCTACATGAGAGAACAAACTCCAATCATTCACTCAAAACGATTAATTGATGAACTATTTGTATTTATTTGGAATGGTTCTAAAGCAGAAGCACAACAAGGGTACAATGATGACTTGGTAATATCATTTTCCACGGCTCTTTGGGTGAGGGATACCGCATTAAAATTAAGACAACATGGTATTGATTTAAGTCGTATCGCATTGACTCATATTTCACGAACTCAAGGTACAGTCTACAACAATAGAATGGGTCAACACAATCCTTGGGTAATTAAAGATGGTAGAGGTGGAGATTTAGATATGACATGGATACTATAACAATATAATTTCGTATATTTATATCTTGTAGAACTACACCTTTTATTATAATAAAAACATTATGGCAGACAATTCATTATTTGGAAAATTACAAAAATTATTCGCTACCCAAGTCATCGTAAGAAGAATTGGTAAAAATCGTATACAAACTGTAGATTCACAACGACTTCAATCTCAAGGTAATATTCGTAGTACATCATACTATGATAGATTTGGTAGATTACACACATCAAGAAGAAATTGGGAAAGCTATAATCAACAATTTAACTACCATTCAAATAAATTGGAGTTATATACTGATTATGAAGCAATGGATAAAGATTCAATCATCACTTCAATTTTAGATATATACTCCGATGAGTGTACTTTAAAAAATGATATGGGTGATGTAATCCGTATTAAATCTTCAGATGAAAACTTAAAGAAAATTCTTCATAATTTATTTTATGATATTTTAAATATTGAATTTAATCTTTGGGCATGGGTTCGTGGTATGAACAAGTATGGTGATTACTTTTTATATTTAGATATTGAAGAAGGTGTTGGTATCGTAAATGTACAACCCGTATCAGCATACGAACTTGAAAGGGAAGAAGGATTTAATCCTGATAATCCATATGAAGTTAGATTTAAATTGGCTAATTCAAGTACATCTACTAATTTCTCATATGGTAGAGAAAAAAGCTCAAATTTCCCATTTTATGAAATCGCCCACTTTAGATTAATGACCGATTCTAACTTTTTACCATATGGTCGTTCATTGTTAGAAGGTGCTAGAAAAACTTGGAAACAATTAACCCTTATGGAAGATGCCATGATGATTCATAGAATCATGAGAGCGCCTGAAAAAAGAATATTTAAAATTGATGTTGGTAATATTCCCCCACAAGAGGTTGACCAACACATGAGAACCATCATTGACGGAATGAAAAAAGTTCCATACGTTGACCAAGCTACAGGCGATTACAACCTCAAGTTTAATATGATGAATATGATGGAAGATTACTTTTTACCAGTCCGTGGTAGCCAAAGTGGAACTGAAATTGATTCATTAAGTGGTATGGAGTTTGGCGGTATTGATGATATTGAATATCTAAAAAATAGAATGATGGCAGCTCTAAAGGTTCCCAAAGCATTCATTGGATATGAAGAGGGTATTGAAGGTAAAGCAACACTTGCTCAACAAGATATTAGATTTGCAAGAACTGTAGAACGAGTTCAAAAAATTGTATTATCCGAACTTACAAAAATAGCAATCGTTCACCTTTACTCACAAGGTTATGAAAACGAAGACCTTGTTAATTTTGAATTAGAACTTACAAACCCATCCATCATATACGAACAAGAGAAAGTAGCTTTACTTTCAGAAAAAACAACCCTTGTAAGAGATATGAAGGATTTAAAGATGATTTCGCAAGAATGGCTTTATAAAAATATCTTTAACATGTCGGATGATGAGTGGGTAAAAGAGCAACAAAAAGTAATTGATGATTTAAAACTATCATTCAGACACGAACAAATTACAACAGAGGGTAATGACCCGGCAAGAACCGGCGAATCCTTTGGAACACCACACGACCTTGCTACAATTACACAACAATCAGCAGAAGGTGAGGGTGGTTCTCCTGAAGGTGGTCAAGAAGGTGCTGGTAGACCTACCGAAGGTGGGACCTACGGAACTGATTTAGCAAGTATGGGTAGAGACCCACTTGGTAAACAAACTGATATCAGTAGGGATAGTACATATCATAAATTTAGAAATGGTCCTATGGCAGTTGAATCACAAGCTGCATTAAAATCTTCACTAAAGAAAATGAAGGTTAAAACAAAATCTATAATCATGGAATCGTTAAAACCACAAGGTCAAGTTGAAGAATCTGGCCTATTGGATGAATCACAATTGTTAGATGATACGATTTAATCTACAACACGATATTTATTTATTAGAAAGTCAAATAAAAGGTTTGAAATGGATAAGTTAAAACACAGCAAATTTAAAAATACAGGTATTTTATTTGAATTACTGGTAAGGCAAATTGCGGCTGATACACTAGCTGGTAAAAATTCGTTATCTCTTGAAATTATTAAAACACATTTTAAAAGGGGTACTGAATTAACCAAAGAGTTAAATTTATACCATACCCTTCAAAAAGAAGTATTTGATACTCAATACAAAGCACAAGAATTTGTTAATATTGTTTTAGAGCAAAGAACAAATTTAAATGAATCTATTCTTCGTAAACAAAAGTATAATCTTATCAAATCTATCAAAGAATCCTATAAGATTGATGACTTTTTTAAATACCGTGTAAACAATTACAAACAACTTGCATCAACTTATAAGTTATTTGAATTTACTCAAGATATTTCACCAAAGGAATGGGTTGATTGTAAAAATACAATCTTTGAAAATATTGTTAATAAAAAAGAACAATTGGTAGAAGAAAAGTTAAATGAAGAATACACAAATCAACCAAAAGAAATTAGGTTATTGGCTTACAAATTTTTAGTAGATTCATTTAACGAAAAATACTCAAGTTTAAATTTAGAACAAAGAACTATTTTAAGAACATATATCAATAACATTGATAATTCAGAAAAATTAAGAAAATATGTTATATCTGAAGTTAAAAAGTTAAAAACCCAATTTAGTAAAACAATTGTATCTGATAAAATTGTATCAATTAAATTAAATGAAACTATTAACTTGATGGAAAACATTATGACATCAAAAGTAATTAGCGAAACACAGGTCCTTTCCCTTTTAAGATACCATGAGTTACTTCAAGAAGTGAGGAAATTAAAATGAGTAAATATCTACTAAAAGAACTTGAAAATAAATTTAATCAACTTGAACTTCAAGATGAAGATGAGTTGGATGAATCCAATGTAACTGCAAACCTTGATGGTGGAGCAGGTCCACCAAGAACCCCATACGCTTTTGCTAAAAGTGAGGATGGTGTTGATGATAATCATATTGAAGTTTTAGGATATAAAAAATCTAAAAAATCAAACCAACATTTTGAATCAGTATCAAAGATAGATTCTCAATTAGAAAATTTAATTGAAGCAACCTACCGTGCTTATAGAAAAGATGAAACTTTTTCAGCTAAAAAGAAAGTAAATTTAGCTATCAAAGAAATTAACCGAAAACTATATGAGGTTGAACAATTGGTAAATCAAAATACAAAGTTAAAAATGGAAATGGGTATTGGCCAAGGACAATATTGGGAATCTACAAAAGTAAGATTCGGTAAAATTTCAGAACGTATGTTAAAAATTTCTCGTAAGATTAAAGAATTAGGGGCATAATATGTCATGTGGGTGTAAGGGTAAAAAAATAAACGAATCTTTGGAGATAGATGATATTTCTCAAATCAGATTGTTAATTCGTAAAGAATTGGCTAAAGTTTTTCTTGACCTTTATCGTAAAAAACAAATTTGGGAAAAATAATGAAACAATTACTCATTGATGTTAGTTTATTTGAGATTACACCACAAATGTTAAAAGAATCACATACTAAAAATGGTAGATTTCTTGTAACGGGTGTATTACAAAGAGCCAACTCAACAAATCAAAATGGTAGGGTTTATCCAAAAAATATTCTTGAACGTGAAATTCAAAACTATAAAGGTAGAGAAATCAAAGAGAACAGAGCCTATGGTGAATTAGACCATCCTGAATCATCTGTGGTTGAACTGAAAAACACCTCTCACATTATCCGTGATGTTTACTGGAGAGGTGATGATGTAATGGGTCAAGTTGAAATTTTAAATACACCCACTGGTAGAATTTTACAAGAAATAATCAATGCTGGTTGTACTGTAGGTATTTCTTCAAGAGGTATGGGTTCGGTTAAACAAATCAGGGAAGATGGTACAGTTGCTGTTGAAAATGATTTTGAATTAATATGTTGGGATTTTGTTTCTAACCCATCTACGCATGGAGCCTTTATGAAACCCACAAACGAAGGGGTTATCAATGAGGGTGTTTATAAAAAAGAAACTAATTATAATAAAGTAAATACAATTATGAGAGATATCATCTGCGAAGTAGGTGGATATTGTGATTGTAATTTTGGAGATATAAAATGAAATTGATGTCATTATTAAAAGAAGATGTTAGTAAATATACTAATGCTGGTATTAGTAAATTTGCAGTAGCGATTGCTTCGTTAACTGCAACAAAAGCTGATGCAGTTCAAAAATTCGCTGATACTAACGAGTTGAATATTGAAAAATTATACCAATTTCTTAAAAGAAGTAAGCTAGATGGTAAAATGGATTTTGTAACTGCACTTGTAGGTAAACCAGGAAATCCTATCCAAAAGAAAATGATTAAAATGTTTTCTGAATCAGTAAACGAAGAA